TTAGAAGCTAATCCAGACGCTAAAACTATGGATAATACAACATTGAAAATGCCTCCAAAAGACTTTATACTACCGCTACCAAAACCAAAAATAAATGACTAAAAGACCATTAAATATATCTGAAGAAGCTGCTGTGCAGATGCCGATGAAGACGGTTGCCTCTCTGATAATCATCGTAGCGCTCGGCACTATGGGTTATTTCCAAATGGTAGAACGTTTAAATCAACACTCAACAAGATTAGAGTTGATGGAAAAAGACCTAACAGAGAATACAGACTTTAGAATTAAATGGCCACGGGGGCAACTTGGTTCACTTCCTGCGGACTCGGAACAGTTTATGATGATCGAAGATTTGTATAAGACTACTGACAAGTTAAATACACATATCGAGTCAATGGCTTTAAATAAAGTAAATATAGAATTTTTAAGAAAACAAATGGATAAAGTTTTAGTAGACATTGAAAAATTAAAAGATGCAAATCGTGAAATGAAATATACAAACGGAAGTTACCCACAATGATAGAGTCTGTAGTAGGATTGTTGATGTTTATAAACGGAGAGATCAAGGAACACCGTATTCAAGAAAGCATGGCTGCGTGCCTTCGCGCCCGACGCGTAGCGGAGAGGGAGTACAACCCTAACGTATCATACAAATGCTGGAAGGGTGAGGCAGAAACAGAGATATATTTAGGTGAAAAGTCAATCAAAAAAATCCACCTCAAATAAGGCTGCGAAAGAATTAAAAGATAGACGATACCATCAGCGTGTGGTACGATCCAAGAAAGTTTATGACCGGAAAAAATTTCAAAATAACAGCAGAAATAGTTAATGGTGTTTGTCCAACTTGTGAAGAATACACAATGTTAGTGGGTGTCACCAAACAATTTTTTAGATGTATGACATGTGGTGCAGATTTAGAACAACGTGTAAATGGTAAAATAAGTTACATACCACATTTGCATAAACACACTCTTCAATCAAAAATAGAAGAATATTTCAATGGCTAGACAGAAGTTTGTTCACTTCGTACCACGTCCAAAACCTCGTAAACGTCCGGGTAGACACACAAAAAACCTAAATAAATCAAAGAAAAGATCGTATAAAAAATACAACCGACAAGGCCGTTGACAAAATAAAATAAATGACTATCCTATAGTTATGAAAGAAAAAACTATAACAATAAAAACAAACGAAATATCTCAACGACAATACTCAACACTGTTGTTAGAATTAAATATAATGAAACAACAATGGAGATCTTACGGTGTAGATATACAGCTGTCAGCTCCTAGTTTAAAAAAGATAATAGCTTTAGGTACAAGTAATGGATCTGATACTACTAAACGACGGACTGTATAGTCTGGTGTCTGTAACAAAAGAGATGATGGAGGGTGTCGAGATACTCTCCGACATCAACTGTTTTGATCTTTGTGACATACTACGATTACATCTGACCACGTATCACGAACCACCGTTTAATTTACATGTAATGAAGGATGGCACTGGTGCTCTTATTGGGTGTATTTGTAACTAGTCTTTTGATCTCACCTGCAGTTATTTTATTGTGGATGTGGGATAAGGAAACACCTACCCTAAAGAGGGAAAATAATAAGGGTAGGTAATGGTGAGAAGATTCTTGCCAGTACCATAATTATGCCACATTGTCAAATGGTGTCGATAGGTGTGCAATAAAATTTGATATACATGCCGTATTTATTGATATCCTCACGTCCTATCTCTTTCATTTTGTTAAGAGATTCCTGGTATCCAAAAGTCAAACAATCATATTTGCTGTTAAAAGTCTCATGCCAATCAAAAGGCGGCAGGCACTCACCAGCCACACTAGAACAAATTAACAAACTTAACAACATTTTCATTGACAATCCTATAATATCACCTATATATGGGTTATTAATATGAAAGGAAACACTTATGACAGACATGAGTAAATACAAAAATGTTTCTCTAACAAAAGAAACATACGCTACATTAGATAAGTTATCAAAGGTATTATTGCCCGATGCAAAATTATCTATAGCAAAGACGATTGAATCAATAGCAAATGAGAAAGCGAAGAAGTTAAATGGCAAAATTAAAAAAGGGTAGAGTCAAGGTACACATTTGCGAGACATGCCACGGAAACGGGTATGTCAGAGTTGCAAAAATTGATGGTGATCCTGCACTAGATTTTAGAGATAGAAGTGAGGTTCACCAATGTTGGGACTGCGATTCGGAGGGAGAATTTTATGAGACGGTTGATGATAATCTTATTGATGACGGTCCTTCTAACAAGTTGCACTAGTAGGTTTGATGGGTTTGACCCAACAACTGCAACGGTGAGATGGATTATAACACATGATGCAAAATAAAATTTTACAGTATAGAAAAGGACGAGCTCCAGGTGACAAAAAATGCTACGCGCTAAACACCTCTGGAGGTTACATATCGGGATTCGTAAAACATACCCTGAGTATTCGAGCCTTTGGTGACCCGTTAGTACGTGCACGGAAAGCGGGCATTTGATGATTCCTGATACAGACAAAGCATACATCGCAGGTCTATTTGATGGTGAGGGCAGTATATATTTTGCTAAACGGCTGGAGAAGAAAAAGAAACATAACGGTAAAGGTTATCGAACATCCATGTCACAAAGAATCAGTATGGAGATAACCATGACCGATCAATCTGTGATTCGTTGGGTTCACGAGATACTAGGTTGTGGCACGGTTGTAAAGAAACCTAGAAAAGGTTTACGAAAAGATGGCACAAAATACTTGATGCAATGGAAATGGAGATGTACATTTAGAGATGCATACTACGTTTGTTGTCTGATCTGGCCTTGGGCTCACACAAAGTTACCAAAGATTACACAGATCATGGAACACTATAGTGAACATAAAATTATGAATGGTAAAATAATAAACTTAGATGAATATAGAAAGGCGATGAGTTTAGAATGATGTTAAAAATATATCTATGGATTATGGGTTGGTCTGGTGTGATCAATTCCTGGGCCTGGAAAAAACAGGCGGAGATAATAAAACAATCACAGCGTAAGGATGAGGAAGACTATCTGAAAGAGCTGAAGAAAAAATTATGATAGGCTTATTCTTTCTTGGTATCGGTGTCACGTTCTTTGGCTTTCTGATCGCCTGGTATATCGTCAACAACTATGTTTTAAAAAAAGATGATTAACGAGAAGGATCTATTGGAATACGAGAATATCGGTCGAAAGATACCGAGAAGCGATAAATACACCTATGTCGATGCAACACGACACGAGGAACACGGATCACGGCTCTATGATGTAAATGGTACTAGACTTCCTAGTGTGACTACGATATTAGGGCGTACCAAAAATCAAGAATTTCTAAAAGAATGGAAGGCCAAAGTTGGAGAGCAGGAAGCAGAACGAATCAAAAATGTATCTAGTAGTCGGGGGACAGCTATGCACAAATTCCTGGAAAACTATATCACAGGAGTGGGCTACGATGATCTTACAGCACTCGGACAGGAGGCGAAAGCCATGGCCGAGAAAGTTATTGATGTGGGCCTTACACCTGTGGAAGAATACTATGGGTCGGAAGTTACGTTATATTATCCGGGTCTATACGCAGGCTCGACAGACCTTGTCTGTCTACACAACAATCTTGAAACTGTTGTTGACTTCAAGCAGGCCAATCGTCCGAAGAAGAAAGAATGGATCGAAGATTATTATCTGCAGATCGCAGCATACGCCATGGCCCATGACTATGTCCACAACTCAAACATCGAGCAGGGAGTTATCATGGTATGCACGCCTGACCTATATTATCAAGAATTTGTCGTAAGTGGGGCAGAATTAAGGCAGTATAAACATAAGTTTTTGAAAAGATTAAACATGTATCATGAATTGATATTTGATGAGAAAGAGAAAACAACACCTATGAAAGCAGAGGATTTTGATGAGAGATGATCTTATGGTGCAGCAGCAGGTAAAAGGTAAATGGCAGCACATGGTGGCTGTTATATGTTTAAATCAAACAGGGAGAAAGAAAGTTAAAAAAATATTACCAGGTTTTTTTCAAAGATATGAAACAGCATTTGATTTATTACAATCTGACAAAGATACAATCGCAGAGATGTTAAAAGATCTAGGTATGAAAAATGTTAGAGCGCACAGAATATGGAAAATGTCTGAGCAATATCTCGGTTGGGATGGTGAGGACGCAACAAAATTATTTGGTATCGGTAAATATGGTAGCGACAGCTACAGGATATTTTTTAAGAATGAGATACCTGATAATGTTCAGGACAAAGAACTGAAAAGATATATAAGGGAGGAACTATGAAAGTAAAAAGAAAAATACATGGCTATTATTTTGATGGTAAAAAGTCATGGATTATGTACGAGGACGAACACGGTAAAATAACTATGAAGAGGTGGAACGATGAAAGATAGATTGTTTAGAACGCTTTTAAAAAGATACGAGGCAGAGATCGAGGACGCGCTGTACAAGATACAATGTATCGAGGACCACAATATGGTGATCCCGGAGCACGTTGATATTACCGGTGAGGTCAATACTCTGCTGGGCCAGATAGGCAAAGCGGAAGAAAAGTTGTCAGTAATGAGGAAATATTATGGCGAAAAAAAGGCACCAGAAATTCTGTAATGCGATACCTGGGGTATCGCAGAGGGGTCGCAAAGGTATCGCACGGGTGTCGCAAATTTGGGGTGACAGGTGTTTGTTCACTGTTTACCCTTAATTTTGCGACACTTGCGATACCCTTGCGATACCCTTGCGACGGGGGGGGTGTCGAAAAATAAGTGTTGTATACCAACTCTTATAGGTCGATTTTGGCATTTGCGATACCTATTCAGTTTTTTTTATTTTTTAGCGCAAGAAAAAAATTTTTACCCATTTAGGTGTCGCAGTTTTAATTGTGTCAAGAATGTGATAAAGAGAAATTATGCCTAGGAAAAGACGAAAAAGAATTGCAGCTGATGGTGCTCCCGATATACCTTATCCGAGAGTCAGAGTGGAGTGGATTGATTGTGTCAGTGACTCTGGCTGGGCTACCGACAAAGAGTTTGATAAGATGAAATTAGCAAGACCTGTTAATGAAGGTTGGTTGTATTCTAAAGATGATAAGTCTATAAAATTATTTGCGTCTTACGATAAGGATGACAACGAAATTACTTTTGGGGATCGGACGATGATTCCTCGGGCTTGGGTAAAGAAGATTCAGAAACTTTAGATGGAGTCACATCTATTATCTGTCCATAGTCGTTTAAAAGCTGTTTCATTTTTGCTTCTAATTCCTGTTCTGACATATCTTCTAATTTTCCAGTTTTTATTATTTTTCTGTCTATGTATAATCCTGCTGCCTTGCCTCGATTTGCTTCAGCATTTACAGCAGAAGAGAAAGACCCTTTCTTCAAAGCAGCCTCTCTAAGTCTTGCAAGTTCTGCTACGTGTCCCTCGTAGGTAACTTCGTGTTTTTTAAGTCTCTCTTCTTTCAGTTCACCAATATACTTTACAACAAGTGGTGATAGTCTTGGATTACAAAGTTCTGATCCTTCCTGTCTAGCACGTTTAGGACTATACCCAGCAGCGAGCGCTGCTTCGGATTGAGTCATAGGTCCGTCAGGTCCACCGAATACTAAAAACTCGGCGAATCTTTGTTGCATCTCTGTAAGTCTTTTTGGTAATCCCATGTTGACAATTTAAGGTAACACGTCTATAAAGTCAATATCCGACAAGTTAAGAATTTTTATGAGAGTACAGGACTTGCAATTATTTCTAAGTCAATTTACGAAAGGATCTGACGCAATAAAAAACGCACAGATTTACGTAGAAAGAGATGGAAAGTTATATCAGATCAGAAGAATGGAAGTGCATGAACACACAGTTCCAATCTTAGGTCAACCAGGTCATAACGCACATAGATTAGTTTTAAAAACAGAGAAACCTTCGAGTCTTATCTTGCCAGATAAACTTCAGAAGGACTATTAATGAATGACAATGTTACTCTAAAAAACGCATGGCACCAGAGCGTAAATTATATCAAAAACTTAAAAAAAATATTACCTCAATTAGCTGGATCAGACTTGAAAACCTTAGCTCTTCCGGTACTCCTGATCTATTGGGCTATAATAATTCTGGCACCTTTTTCACAGTAGAATTAAAAGTCACGAAGGGTAACAAGGTACGCTTCAGTCCACATCAAATTGCTTTCCATATTAAACACCCGCGCAATAGTTTTATCTTGGTTCAGCACCTCGGTTCAGGCACCGTTAAACTTTTTCCAGGGTCAGGGATCTTGGCGCTTGAAGCTTGTGGCTTGAAGCTTGAAGCCTTAGCCACGGGGCTTGATGCTTGCAGCTTGTTGCTTCAGGAGCTTGGCGCTTGAAGCTTGATGCTTGCTGCTTGTAGCCTGTCGCTTAGGGCCCGGACCAGGACGCACGCTTGTCGCTTCCGTCGAAGCTTCGTCGCTAATGGCCTGATCCAGATTATTACGTAGCTTGCGTAATTCTTTATAATATTTTGGGTGTCTAAACATTTTAGTGTTTACCGTATTTAATAGTTTTGATTGAAGGGTCCCAGCATGCCCGGCAGTCTCGACATTCATTGTCTTGTTGTGCAGCTGGACACGTCGCGCCAGCTTCAACTACTTCTGAGCTGTGGGGCCACGACTCAGGCGCCCGCTGGTTCACCATGGGCGCGCTAAATCGTATGACTAAATTGTTTGGCTTGTCTTTCAGGTGAGGCTTTATCCATGCTTCACGAGTCGGGAGCCAATGACGCTTTGCTGGCGTCAGTCTACAGACTTCATAAATTTTTTGTAAGTGTTCCAGGTCCTGGACGTCGCCGCTGTCATGCCATCTGAACACGTCCGGCTTCTTGCTGTTGATCAGGTGTGCCATTGCCTGGACCCAGTCCGGACGCTTGATAGCTTCCAGCCTCCTGTATTGTGCATCCTGAACAACCTTGAAGACGTAACAGCCCTTGAGCGCGTAACAGTCAAAACAAACTGAGCCCGGGACCTTCTGGAGCTTGCCGCCAGTCTTGCATTCTTTGGCAGGTAAACCTATCGACCAGCCAGGCATCTTTGAAGGCTTGCTCAGGCTGCCTCCAATTATTTTAAGTGCTTCGCTTGTTTTCATACTCCCTTATAATCCTATATTGCTTTCTTGTCAAGCTTGCTGCTTGACGCTTGCAGCTTGCGGCTTCCTTCTTGTAACCGTTGGCCACGAGCCAGCGCCAGTGATTAATTAAAACCACTGGGCTGTCAATTCTTCTAGTCATTTAATTTTTGCATTCTCTTCATGTCCTGCTTCACCAGCCTCAGGATCTCTTCCAAAGAATTAGCTATCCTCTCTAGCTGTAAACCACAAATAAAATCATTATCTGCGTCTTCAGGACCATCATAATTAGGTGATGTGCTCTCTGTTATTTTTGTCTGCATAATTTATTCCTTTCTAAATTCATCCTATACTATCCTTTACCAGCTGTCAAGCTTGGAGCTTGAGGCTTGCGGCTGTTGCTAGTTTTATTATTAACCTTCCAGGTATGCAGGTCTTACGCGCTTCCTGCTGGTCGCCGCTTTGGCTACAGCCATCACCAGGGACAAACGATCTCCCTTGTCCTTGAGACTAAGCGTCCCTTACTACAATCGGTGTTTCTCCGCTAAGATACTCCGCGAACTTGGTGACGGTATTGCCGTCTCAAAGACAAATACCAGTATATAGGATAATCCTATAACAGTCAAGTGCAATAGTGTCGCACCCTAGATACAACCTGAGGTTGCATTTGTTAATTAGAATCATTCTAAACTGTCTGATCCCAGGTCCAATGGTATCCGCCGAGCCACAAGTATTGAGGCGTCTCAGGATCCTGGCTCTCTACTCCATTAGACCAGGGATCAGCCCAAGTCCCTGCAGTATGCGCATGAAGCGGCCAACAGGGACTTGGGATCAGTTCTAGCTGTGGACGTCTAAGACTTATTATAAGTGAGCTTACCACAACCAGAAGTTGTCCCGATAAATTAGAACGAATGGGAGAGATAATCCCAAAACTAATTTATATAAATCCAATATAATACTTGACAATCCTATTGTCAAGTGATAATTTAAAAAAATTAAATATAGGAGAAATAAATATGCAAACAAAAAAAATAACACTTAACGCAGAAAAGCGAAAAGTTATTGCAGATCAATTTCAATCTTTTTACGAAGATAAAGTAAAAGATAAATTGATACAGGCAAAAGAACAATATGATCTTATCCGAGAGAAAGCTAAAGAGCAAATGGATAAGGTTGTAAGGTTTCATCAACCACAGGAAGATGTTGATACAATTAGAAGAATGATACAAAAGTATAGTTCTAGTGGTGGCGATTTATACCACGATAATTGTTTTTATGTTCAACACCCAATTATGAAAGTTGATGATGAGGGCAAACAATATGAGGACAACCAAGAAATCAATGTTAGATTTGATATGGGTAGAAAGTTTGCGAGAGCATATTATCGTGATGAGATGAGAGCAAAAGGTCTTAACCCAGA